AATCAAGAATTTCAAACCGATGCCGTAAATGCGGCGGTGGAGTTATTCAAAGGTCAAGAAAAAGCCAACATGACCTTTTCAATCGCTGATAACTCTGCACAAGCTTCTTTTCTGCAAAATGAATTCGGTTTCGGTAACAAACTGGTGTTAGATGAAGAGACAATAAACAGCAATCTTCATGCCATCCAAAAGGCCCATTCTCTGCCACAAACTGATATTGATAGTATAAAGGCTGTGCCACTTTCAATTGAGATGGAGACCGGAACCGGTAAGACTTTTGTTTATACCAAAACCATTCTAGAGCTTAACCACCGCTACGGCTTTACAAAATTCATTATTGTTGTTCCGAGTGTGGCAATCCGTGAGGGCGTAAACAAGTCATTTCAAGTTACGGAAGAATACTTCAAAAATCAATACGACAGCGTGCCATACCGGTACTTCATTTATAATTCGGCAAAACTGTCGGATGTTCGGGCGTTTGCGACTTCCAGTAACATCGAAATTATGATCATCAACATTGACGCTTTCAAAAAGGCCGAAAACATCATCAATCAAGAACAGGATAAACTCAACGGCGAAACCGCTATGCGTTATATTCAGGACACAAATCCGGTTGTCATTATTGATGAACCGCAAAGCGTTGATAATACCGCTAAAGCCAAAGAAGCCATCGCAATGCTTAATCCGCTGTGCGTTTTGCGTTATTCCGCAACCCACCGCGAAAAGCAGAACCTTGTTTATCGCCTAACGCCGGTTGATGCGTATCAAATGGGCTTAGTAAAACAAATTTGCGTGATTTCAAACTCTGTCATCAATGATTCAAATAAGCCCTATATCGCCTTAAAAGACGTTTCAAACGCCAACGGTTTTTCGGCCAAATTGGAAATTGATGTGGAAGACGATAATGCCCATATTACACGTAAGGTTATAACGGTCAAACCGGACGATGATCTGTTTATTAAATCCGGCCATCGCAAAATTTATGAAGGCTATGTTGTTTCCGGAATTGATTGCACGGTTTATTAAATCCGGCCATCGCAAAATTTATGAAGGCTATGTTGTTTCCGGAATTGATTGCACGAGTGGCCTTGAAGGTGTGGAGTTTGCTAATTCGGAGTATGTTGCCCTTGGAAAAGCGATCGGAAGCGTTGATGAAAATGTTTTGAAACGCGCACAAATTTACCAAACCATTAAAACACACCTTGATAAAGAATTGCGTTACTTTGATATGGGAATTAAGGTGCTGTCCTTGTTCTTCATAGATGAGGTAAAAAAATACCGGACCGAGGATGGTGGCAAAGGTATTTATGCCCAAATGTTCGAGAAATGCTATAACGAGCTGATCAATAAGCCTAAGTATGCCATTTTGAAAACAAAGTTTGATACAGACGTTAATAAGGCTCACAACGGTTACTTCTCCCAGGATAAAAAAGGGAAATATAAGGATACCAAAGGCGATACGCAGGCCGATGACGATACTTATAACACGATTATGAAAGATAAAGAATGGCTGTTGTCGTTTGAATGTCCGCTCCGCTTTATCTTCTCGCACTCGGCGTTAAAAGAAGGTTGGGATAACCCAAACGTCTTTCAGGTTTGCACATTGATCGAGCAAAAATCGCTGTTTACCTGTCGTCAGAAGATCGGTCGTGGTTTAAGACTTTGTGTCAATCAAGACGGTGAACGCATTGAGGATAAGAACATCAATGTTCTACACGTGATCGCCAACGAAAGTTTTGCCGAATTTGCCGATAAATTGCAAAAAGAAATTGAAGATGAAACCGGTGTTAAATTTGGCGTTTTCGAATTGGATATGCTTGTCGGATACTCTTATGATGAAGAAGTAGAAGTTGAACGTAGAGTCAGCGAAAGCGAGGCCACCGCTATTGTTGAAGATTTACAAAAATATGGCTTAATTGATGATGGTGGCTACATTAAACCGGAAGTTAAGCCGGAAGAAATTAAAATCGAAAATATCCCCATGCCTGAACCTGTAAAAACACATGTTCAAGATATGATCAAGACTTCAAAGCCTGTGTCGGTTGCCGCGCTTGCTAACACAACATATAAAGAAACTGTTGTCGAGAAAAAGACCTTTTCGTATGAGGAAGCGGCCGCGATTATGGATGAGCTGAAAGATAAAAAGGTTATTGACAGCAAGAACAAGATTAAAGACACCATGAAGGCACAGCTTGCGGCCGGTACACTCAATTTAAGTGAGCGTTGGTCAAAAGCCGCGCAACGTGCAATTTTGCAGTCCATGAACAAGGCTGATAATAAGCTCAACATCCGCGATGCTTCCAAGGATGTAACGGTAAAACTCAATAAACGTGCGCTGTTATCACCGGAATTTATGGAGTTGTGGAATAAAATTAAGCAAAAGACCACTTATCGGGTCCAGTTTGATTTGGATAAACTTGTCGCCGACAGCATTGAGGATATTCGTAAGATGCCGGAGATTGCTTCGGCCCGTTTACTAAGTCAAACAGCCTCGGTTGATATTCAAAAGTCAGGCGTAACCGCCCAAGCCGGTGCGATGTTTACCCAAAACCTGGAAAAGAGCTATGATGTTCTGCCGGATATTTTGCGTTTAATCTCTACCAAAACATTGCTGAAACGTTCGACCGTGAATAAAATCATTCAAGAAAGCGGCCGGGCCGGAGACTTTTTGAAGAATCCACAAGACTTCTACGAAAAAGTTTTGGAAATCATCCAGCGCAATCGTCATGCATTGGCCATTGATGGAATTAAGTATATTAAATTGGCCGGCGAAGAATATGCCGTGCAAGAGATTTTCTCGAGCGAAGAATTGATTGCTAATCTCGATCGTAATGCTGTCGCGGTTAAAAACAGCGTTTATGACTATGTTATTTATGACAGTAGCACGGTTGAAAAGCCGTTTGCCGTTGCTTTGGACGAAGATCCAGATGTTAAGATGTTCTTCAAAATACCAAGCCGTTTTAAGATTGACACGCCTATCGGCACATATAATCCGGACTGGGCCGTATATTTAGAGAAAAATGGCGAACAGAAACTTTATTTCGTGCTTGAAACCAAAGGAACTGATTCGTTCTATGGCCTGCGACCGGAAGAACAACAAAAGATTCATTGCGGCGCACAGCACTTCAAAGCTCTTGATAATGTTATCTACTCCGAACAGCCGGTCAGAAATTGGCAGGAATTTAAGAAAACGGTGTAAATTATGGAAGAGACTAAGCCGTATCGTTTTGTATCCGAATTTGCCGCTATGGTGGAAGCCAGACGATTGGCCAGTTTTCGCGATGACGATAATTTACTGGCGGTTTATGCTTCTTCAAAAATTAAAGTATTACCTTATCAAATAGCCGCGGCCCGTTTTGCCCTGCGATCCAGGTTGATTAAAGGTTGCATTTTATGTGATGAAGGCTCACTCGGTAAAACTTATGAGGCTTTGCTTGTAGTAGCTCAACGTTGGTACGAGGGAAAAGAACATATATTGGTTGTTTTACCCCAAAACCTTATGACACAATGGCAACAAAAACTTGATGAAGAGTTCACCCTGCCGGTTATCAAATGGGCCGAATATACTGCCGATAGCAAAGGCATTTGCCTTGTCACATACGATGATGTTATCCGTGAGGCAGAAAAAGTCAAAAGCATTCGTTGGGATTTGGCCGTATTTGATGAGGCTGATTTTCTTTTTAAGCCGGACAATAAATCAGTTGCAACCATTAAGGGTGCTGTCGGCGATGCTTTCAAACTGCTTTTAACTCCAACGCCGATCACAATGAGTATCATGGACATTTACGGATTGATACATTTTATTGATGAAAGCGTTCTGCCGGATCCTGACAGTTTTTATCGCCGGTATTTCAGAAAGCCCGAAAACTATCCGGAGCTGTCAAGTTGGGTATCACAATTTGCCTTTAGAACGCTTAAAAGCCAGGCCAGCCAATATGTCAATTTTACTAGACGTTTGCCAATTGTTCTGAATTATTCCCCAAAAGACGATGAAAAAAGGATATATAATCTGACCGAAAAATATCTTAATTTAGCTGAAAAACAGGCTTATCCGCAAATGGATAACTATCAGTTAAGCTTGATGTTCTACCACATTTTGGCCTCATCACCGCAGGCTTTTGCCTCAATGTTGAAAGCTCCAATTGAAAGAACTCTCGGCGATGAACGTGTGATTTTGGAATCAATGCGAGATATGGCGGATAAAATTCCCGAAGCTGTCAAGGAAATGGGCTTTTTTAAGCTCGCTTTAGTAACGTATGTTGATATTTATTGCCAAGAAGTTGTTACTCCTGAATTTCCGGAAGGAGCAAAGGATGTTGGAACCATCGCAATCAGCAAGTATTACGACATGGATTATGAAAAAATTGTTGATCTGCCGGAATCAATTAGCAATGAAGATGTTCAGTGGGTCAATGCAACGCGCCGCATGGTTAGCGTGTTCGGTATAAACAATGAAACACTTTTATGGCTTATTGAGCAATTCATGACCCAGCTTACCGGTAAAGAGGTACATTATGGGCTTGCAGAAGAATTTAAACCAAAGGCATTTTGAAACAGAAGGAAATATAAATATGGCCAAAGCAAAGTCTGAATATGAAGTAGAAGAATTATATATAGATAGACTAGATAGCATGGGCTACAATTATGTAGAACTTAAGGACTACAATGATGTATGCTCAAATTTTAGAAAGCAGTTTTGTAAATTAAATGCAAAAGAATTAGTTGCCGCAAAAGGAATTGCAGAGCTCTCTGATACGGAATTTGATCGTATAATGATACGCCTTGAAAACCACACCATTTACGAATCTGCAAAGATACTCCGCGAAAAATGGGTCCTTGAACTGGATAATGGTAAAACAATCTATGTAGAATTTTTTACAAATGACGAAACACGGAATATATATCAAGTTACACATCAAGTAACGATGGATCCATCGCATAGAGATGATGTCCTATATAAAAATAGATACGATGTTACTATCCTCATTAATGGTCTTCCGCTTGTGCAAACAGAGCTAAAACGCCCAGGTATTGAAATTAATGAGGCTGTAAATCAAATAAACCGCTACCGCAGATTCTCTTTCCGCGGTTTGTTCAGATTTATTCAAATTTTTGTTATCTCTAATTCAACGATGACAAAGTACTGTGCTAACATCAATGAAAACGACCAGTTTGGACATAAACAAGATATTTTGAAGTCTCTGACTTTCTTTTGGACTGATGAAAATAATGTACGCATTAACAAACTGATGGACTTTACCAATGCGTTTCTGACGAAACTTCATTTAACTGAGATGTTAAGTAAATATTTCGTAATCAAAGATACGGAGCCTGTATTAATGGTAATGCGACCATATCAAGTATATGCGGTAAAGCGTGCATTTGACCGTATCATAATGGCAAACATGAATGGTTATGTCTTTCATACCACCGGCTCCGGTAAAACACTCACGAGTTATAAACTGGCCACATTGCTTCGGGATGACCGGAGGATTGATAAAGTTTTTTTCCTTATTGATAGAAGTGATCTTGATGATCAAACGGTCGACGAGTACAACAGCTTTGAAGCTGGATGCGTTGATCAGACGGATAGTACTTACAACCTGGTTAAAGATTTACAGGACTCATCAAAAACTTTAATTATTACCACAATACAGAAGATGGCTACAGCTTTAAGGTCTGATAAATATACCGCCATTATGGATACTTTCAAAAAGCAAAAGTGCGTTTTCATTATTGATGAATGCCATCGTTCGCAGTTTGGAATAATGCACGCTCAAATCCGTAAACATTTTGAAAATTCCAATTACGTTGGTTTTACGGGAACACCTATATTCCCTGAAAACAAAGGACCACATGGCCAAACCACCGCTGATATTTTCCATTCAGGAACACTGGAACCATGTATCCATAAATATATGATCAAGGAGGCAATCGCAGATGGAAATGTTCTTCGCTTTTCTGTAGAATATATGAGAAGCATTTCAATTAAGAGCATTAAGGATTCAAAGGTTGATGTAAATGCCTTGGATGATGCTGAATATTGTAAACGCCATAAAATTGACCTTGATGAGCTTTATCATTCTGATGAGCGCATCGCGGCTATCTCTGATGATATCCTTGGCCACTTAGATCAACACACGAGATTAGAAAATAATAACGTGTATACGGCAATTTTTGCAATTGATAAAATTGATACACTGATGAAGTATTATAAATACATGAAGGCTCATAATCCTAAAGGATACAAAATTGCCGCTATTTTTACATATCAAGCAAATCAGGATATGGAAGAAAGTCCAGATAAACATGCCAGCGAACACTTAGAGTCCTGCATGAAAGACTATAACGACATGTTTGGAACAGATTATGACTTAAGCAAATTTGATGCCTATCGTAAAGATATTTCAAAACGTATGAAACAAAAAGATTTACCACAAGTTGATCTGCTTTTGGTCGTAAATATGTTTCTTACCGGTTTCGACAGCAAACCAACAAATACTTTGTTCCTCGATAAAAACCTAGTTTGGCACTCCCTTGTGCAGGCATACAGCCGTACAAACCGTGTAGATAAGGTCACAAAGCAGTTCGGCCAAATAGTCACTTATCGCAATATTAAGAGAGCGCAAGATGAAGCTTTAAAACTTTATTCAGGAGATGGGGATCCTAACGCATATCTACTTAAATCTTATGATGCTTACGTAAGTGAATACTACAAACAGGTTGATGAATTGAGATCAGTTACTGCAACACCTGATGATGCCGGCAATTTACAATCCGAAGATGATATTAGAGCTTTTATTATTGCCTTCAGAACACTTGCGGGTATTCTCAGTACATTAAAAACTTTCTCAAAATTTGACTGGGCTGATTTAGCTCCGACCCTGGATGAAGACGAATACGCAGACTTTAAATCATGGTACCTATACTACTATGATAAACACAAGAAAGGTGAAAAAGAATCTGTTTTGGGTGACGTTGACTTCAATATCGAGCTCATAAGAACGGATAAAATTAATGTCGTATATATTTTGAACTTGTTAAAGGACATCAATCGTAATGACAAGAACGAAATGGTAAAATCCATCGATCTTATTCTTCGTGAAATTGAACGTTCCGATAATGAAAAAATGCGATATAAACGTGATATCATGAAGGCATTCGTTACTGAACGCTTCTACGAACTTGATCCTGATGCAGACATTATAGAGGCCTATAATGAATATGAACGTGAAGTATTGCAAACCGATATTGAATCGTTTGCTACAGAAAACGGTCTTTCATCAGATCTTGTTTCCAGGATTCTGCATCAATATTTTATTGATACAAAGGCCGTAACAAAAGAAACCCTGAGACAAGAATTATCAACTGCTGGCATAAAAGGATTGCTTAAAATAACAGCTCTTCTAAATAAAATGCTTGAGTTCTTAACGGATTGCTATAATAAATTTACCGCTGAAGGCGAATAGTGAAAGGAAATAGAATAAATGTCTGATACTGTACAAAAACACTCTCAAGAACTTGCAACAAGATTATGGGCGATTGCAAATGAGCTTCGTGGTAACATGGATGCCAGTAAATTTAAAAACTATATCCTTGGGGTTATTTTCTACAGATACCTTTCTGAAAAAACCGAAAGTTATATGGACGAACTCCTAAAGGATGATGGCATATCATATCGTGATGCGCTTAAAAATGAGAGTCTCGCTCCTACAGTTAAGGAGTGGTCATTGGAACATCTCGGCTATATTATTGAGCCAAAATATCTATGGGCATCCCTTATCGATGAAATTAAAGGGGCTGAATTATCTATAGAACACTTTGATAAGGCTATTTCTGCGTTAGTAGAATCAACTATTGGTCATGAGTCTGAAGCGGCATTTGATAAACTATTCGATGATATGAACCTTCAGGACAAAGACCTTGGGAAAGAGGTTTCTGAGCGCACTGCACTTATTGCCAAAGTTATGCAAAAAGTTGACGACATTTCCTTTAATGTAAATGATGCCAAGATGGATGTACTTGGGACCGCATACATGATTTTGATTTCTTTATTTGCTTCTGATGCGGGTAAAAAAGGTGGCGAATTCTTTACTCCGACATGTGCATCTAAACTTTTGGCTCGTCTTGCAACAGTTGGACTTGACGAAGTAAAAAATGCGGCAGATAGCTGCGCCGGCTCCGGTTCATTACTTTTGGAAGTACAAAACCATTTATCAACGAAGAAAGTTGGACACTTCTATGCCACAGAAAAGAATGGAAGCAACTACAATTTGCTTCGTATGAATTTACTAATGCACGGTGTTCCTTACAAACAGTTTAGTTGCTTTAATTCTGATTCAATTAAAACAGATAATTACTATGAAAAAGGCGAACCCTTGATGTTTGACATACAGGTTGAAAATCCACCATACTCTGCAAAATTTGACCAAAATCCAAAACTTTTAGAAGATCCGCGTTTTTCATCGTGTGGCGTTCTTGCACCGCAAGGCAAAGCCGACTTAATGTTTGTTGAAAGCATGGTTTACCACATGGCAGAGGACGGAAGAATTGCAGTATTGCTTCCAAGTGGTGCCTTATTCCGTGGTAAGCAAAAAAAAGATGGTAAAAATGATGCCGAATATGATATTAGGCGGCATTTAATTGAAAACCTAAATGTTGTAGATGCAATCATAGGTCTTCCAGCGAAAATGTTTCATGGAGCAAGATTGCCAGTCATCGTTATGGTCTTGAAGAAGAAGCGTAATGGTAATTCCGATAATATTTTGTTCATCGATGCAAGTAAGTATTACACAGCAGGAAAGGCGATGAACTTCATTACGGATGAGGATATAGACCGTATCTATGATGCATATGTAAACCGCAACGAAATCGATAAGTTTTCTCATGTTGCATCTCTTGACGAGATAAGAGGACATGATTACAACTGTAACATTCCTCGATATGTAGATAGCTTTGAAAGAGAGGAACCAATTGACATCAATGCCGCGACAAAAATGGTTCACGAGTTAGAAACATCGTCCAAAGAAGTCGAAGCTCAGCTCAATGCCTATTTTATGGAACTTGGCTTGGAGGTGTAACGAATGAAACAGTTGCGTTTTAAACAGGATAACGGGAAAGAGTTTCCAGAACCCGAAGAAATGACACTCGGGGATATATCCGAAAGAGTGAGACGAAAGGCCACGGCAGATTCTTCTGCCCCTGTCATGATGATTTCTGCAGGTAATGGTTTTATCTATCAGAAAGACAGATATTCACGAGACAATGCGGGTACAAGTCTTAAAAACTATACGCTGCTCAAAAAGGGAGAGTTAGCGTATAACCACGGTTATTCCAAGATAAGAAATTTCGGTAGCTGTTTTGTATTAGACGCCGAAGACGAAGCGAGGGTCCCATATGTTTATCATACGTTTTGTATGCCAAACGACAATTCCGCCTATTTCGGTGAATACTTGAATTGTGGTTTATTCGATGGTGTTTTAAAAGGATTGGTCTCATCCTCTGTCAGGATGGATGGTTTGTTGAATATTTCATATGATGACTATATGTCATTAAATATCCTTCGTCCGACCAAAGAAGAACAGGACAAGGTTGCATCCTTCCTGTCCTTGTATGACCAGAAGATTGAAAATCATATAGCAAAAGTCGAAGCACTCGAACTCCGCCGTAAGGGTATTCTTCAGCAGATTTTTTCTCAAGAGCTTAGATTTCGAGATGATAACGGAGAAGATTTTCCTGAATGGGAATCTTATGCTATGGGCGATTTATTTAAGGAGCGAAAATCAAAAGCAAAAGGTGGCGAGGAATTACTTTCTGTAACCATTGCAAATGGAGTTATACGTCAATCTGATTCTGATAAACGTGATAATTCTTCAGAAGATAAAAGTAATTATAAGCAGGTTATGAAGGGAGACATGGCATATAACACGATGAGAATGTGGCAAGGAGCCGTAGGTGTATCATATTGGGACGGAATTGTAAGTCCCGCATATACAATAATCATTCCAGAAAAGGGTGTGAATGCTGAATTCCTTATGTTATTGTTTAAAACATACGATGCGCTGAAACTGTTTACCATTTATTCTCAAGGAATGTCGTCTGATCAGTGGAACCTTAAATTTGAAATCTTTTCTGATTTGGAATTTGATATTCCATGCACAAAAGAACAGGCAAAAATTGTAGAGCTATTCAAACTTTTAGATAAGCAAATAAAGATCGAAAAAGAAAAACTTGAAGCAATCAAACTGGTCAAAAAAGGCTTGCTTCAACAAATGTTTGTATAAAAAAAGAACCCCGCAGGTGTTATTCCCGCGGGGTTTTTAGAAACTGTATAAATTACTTTACAGCTTTTTTCAAAACTGCACCGGCTTTGAACTTAGGAGCTTTTGATGCCGGGATTTTGATTTCTTTACCATTAGCTGGGTTACGACCTTTACGAGCGGCACGTTTTGCAACGCCGAATGATCCGAAACCTGTTAATTGAACTGTATCACCTTTCTTCAAGGCTTTTGTAATAACTGCCAAAACGGCATTTACCATTTCGTTTGCGCAAGCTTTAGAAGATTTAGCTTCTTTAGCAACTGCTTCAACAAATTCAGTTTTATTCATGTTAAATTTTCCTTTCTTAATATTAAGATTACAGAGGCTCATGACACCTCCACCTATGATTCGAGCCATTTTTGCAAGAAAAGTCAAACAAAATCTTTTAATTTGTACATAAATCATCGTAAACCACATTGTTTCTATCAATTTGACGGACAGTTTCCGGGGTGTCGTGCTCATAATCTGCATACACCGGTTCATATAAAAGGCAAAAATCACCGTTTATATTTGTTGTGCAACCGCTTAACGCGCTCAGGATCAGCCAGGCTGTCCCGACTTTTTTTAGCTGTTTTAACATTGTCCACCGTTCCTTTCATTACTTTGACTTGTTCTTTTTCCTTACCGCGCCGGTAGCCCAGCAGATACAAAACCGCCACCGCTCCGGCAATTATCCAATACTTTCCTTTATTCCAAAGGTTTGTGATCTGATACCACATCTTGTTTTTTCCTTTCCTTTAACCCAATATCTCGTACGCCACTGACACCGAGTAAAATGCCCATGGCCGTTAATAAATACTCCCAGTCCACTACCGGCAGGCCCGTTATAGGTGCGATCAGGCAGTTGTGGAGGAACCCGTAACACAGGATCCACCCGAGGACCGGGATCCAAAGCCGCTTTTTCATGCCATTTGTATTCCTTTCAATAGAGTTTCATTAGAGTATGGTTGTATGCCGTTCTCATGTCTGATGATTGCCTTAATAAAGACCATCAAAACACCATCTTCCGAAAGGTCCACCGGTGTGTCCGGAGTGATGTTTAACTGCCAAGACACGCTGTCAATATACGAAACGGTTTCGTTTTCGGTTGGTGGTGCGTACCGGCTGATAATCCGATAAGGCGTGTTCAGGCCGTAAAGCCGCTGATAATTTCGAAGTAATTTGGCCAACGCCCGGATACCGTATTCCGGTGTTTCAAATACACAAAAGGACGGGTCTTGCTGTTTCCCGTCCTTTTTTAATCCTTTCCAGTCCGAACCCCAACGGATGTTGCCGGGGTTATTATTTCTTATGCCGCGTGGTGTGTTCATTGTGCATCTCCCATAAAAGCTGATGTAATTCATCAATCTTCGTCTCCAGGCGATTGATGTTAACCTGAGTGGCATATTCCTTGGCCACTGCAACTTTGAACTCGTTGAGGTCACGCTCGAGGGTTTTAATCTCCTTGCGTTGCTCCCCGAGTTTATAAAAAAACCAGCCAAAGGCCGGTACGCAGATGATCTGTAAAAATTGAATCCAATCCATGGTTTGTCCTTTCTTAGTTGGTGTGAACTCTTGAGTCCTCAATTGCCGCTGTGATTTCAACCTTGCCGGAACGCGGTTTTATCCCGGTAACGCGTGCCAAAGTTCCCCATTTATCTTGGGTTCCAAAGGCAAAATGTGTTCGTTCTGAATTCGTGCCGGTTTCAATTTCAATGTCCGGTGTTTCTTGCAAGATGACCTCATTTGGCAGTGATCCGGCCGTTACCCGGTATGGTCCTGACAGGCTCCCGGTTCGAGTTCTTAAAGCCAAGTAGTGATTTTGGCCCTCAGTAAACTCAACCGGTTCGGATAGCGTTAAAGTCATGTCATTTTTTGACACGATTTCACCGCCTGAACCCCAATGCGGCATATCATGCGTGATAGAAATCAAATCCCCATAGCTTGGGATCAGACCTTCCAGTTCGGTTGAGAATGTCACAATGCGCCGGCGATATCTGTTGGCCAACGCCATATAGATAGCCTCCCGGAGAGCTTGGTTTTTATCGGTACAGCCGAAAAGCTCAACCGTTGCCGTCTTATCTGAGGTGGAGCCTTCAAAACTGCCGGTTATCTCCGAGTTCTTCCATGTGCGGTCCGAAAAATACTGAACGCAAACGCTGTCCGCTGTATCTTCAGACGGCATGATGTATTGAATTGTCAGGCTGTTTTTAACGATGTTTCTTGGCCCGAACAATGCAACCGGTATTGATTTTGGCTCGTCCCGGACAAAGCGAACAATTCCGCCTTGAATATAGGGAACGGAACGTCCGACTTTGCAGGCTCGCGACAAGGCATCATAAACCGTCAGTTTGGAATCAAAGACGGCATTAAACGTATCACCGCGTGCGGCCCAAATCTGATCCAGCCGGTATAAACCTTCAAGATCTATGGACTTATCGGTCAGCCTTGCACCATAGTTGGCTTTTAAGATGTCTGCTATTGCCCAAGCGATAGAGCGTGTCGCCACTCTGCCGGTCCAGCCACCTGACGGCGACCATGTCGGCAATTTCCTTGTCACAATGCAGTTAACCATACGGCTTGAACGTTGTGACAGGTTGTTTGTGGCTTTCATCTTAATGGCGATCAAGGTTACGTCGCCGTAACTCGGGTTTGATACAATAAAGCCTTTTGCCGAGGCCCACCGAAGCTCGTGTCCAGCGCGTGAAGATGTGTCTTTATCATCTAAACGCGTGGCCCGGACTTCGTATCTGCCTTTTGCTACCGAATAACCATATGTCCGGTAAAGGCCGTTGACCGTATTGGCTGACAATGTTTCGGTCCCGAGCGTGAACCAGTCACCCAAGGGATTATCCTCATCATCAATTTTTCGGGCATCAACGCGCCATTGAACAGATTTTGTATTCAGGCCGCCGCTGTCATTTGCATAATAAAGACCGCGCTGACAAGCAACATCAATTTCCACCCGGTCAATTTCACTTTCGGTCGGATTTAAGACAAACGGCCCGATCGTGTTTCCTTTCAAAAGCTCTTGTCCGGCAACCTCCGGCGAAGTTACCACATCATCACGAAAGAGCGTGTTCTTCTCGCCCGGATTGATAATCTGATATGTTATCTCTTCAAACGAGCTGATCGGCGTGTCCTCGATCCGGATTTTCTCGATGTCATAGTAGCCTTGGCCGATGCAGTGCACTTGATAAGTGTATTGTTCATCGTTTGCATAGCCGTAATAAGGCTGACTGGCAAAATCCGGATAAACCAAATGACGGCCATAAATAACCGGGATCGGATTACCAAGTCGGGCCTGATTACCTTGAGCCTGCAAGGAATAAGTCGGACTTTGTGCCGCTATGGAGTTTGATGAACCGGAGCCGTTGAGCGATGCTTTAGGTGTCGGAACGAATGTGTTAACCAAAAAGCTTCCGGCCATAGACACACCGGCCGCCGCGATGCCACCCCAAACAGCACCATAAGCCGCACCGACAGCACCGCCGGTATAAACGGAAGCTACCACAACGGCCACCATCAAAACAACCTGGATCGGGTTTGAGGATTTACCGCCACCACCGCCCTCGGGAAGTGTGATAAAGCAAACCAATGAATCCGGCTGAATAAGGTCTTTCCAAAACTTCCTGAGAACCGCAACGCCGTTAATCATACAAATTGTCGGGCGTTTCAGGTCTACTTTCTGTTCTTCAACCAGTTGCCAGACCGTTTTCCCTTCATCAAGGACACGATCTATCCGCCCCTTATTCGGCTGAAAAGGGTTCGTAATGTGTGAAAAGTAAATCATTTATTTTCCTTTTACTCGATAATAGCTGTCAATTTGCCATCCGCACAGGCGCATAGACGGCAAATCCTGAAAAACAACGCCGCCATCGCGGCAACAATGTAAAATACCGCCGCCGTCTGCATCAAGCCATAAGCCGGCGTGAACCGGATGTTTTGACTGACGAAGCAGAACAACATCGCCATCTTGCGGTGTTTGAACTTCCTTAAAGGCCTGAAAAGCAGGATCCTCGCGAAAGGCGATTAAAACACTCCTTAAGTTGTCCGGGTTGACATTGACTGCCGGCACATCTACACCGTACTCGTATTTAAGGATCCAGCACACCATTCCCCAACAGTCAAACTGGTCAGGGCCTTGTGCGCCGGCCACCCATGGTTTACCAATATATTTGCAAGCAAAATGTGTCATCGTGTTAATCCCGGATATTTTTTAACAGTATAATATTCGCCCGGAAAGGACCGGTTGCCGATATCCATCATGCGGGCCGTAGCTGTTATTTTATAGCAGTCCACATGAATATCAGTAATAACCAAGGTTATCGGCGGGTCCATCTGCGGCGTTGTCAGGTCGTCAGACAGATATGGCCGATATGTCAGCTCGATCATATCCTGTGTTTCAATTGCCCGGTCAAGATAAGCGATCATCTCGGTTGAAACGTTGTCGATCGTGACCGAAATTTCAGGTGTCGGCGTGTTATTAACTGGTGGTAATTCCAAATCAAAGGCCATGGCAACAAACTCCACAGCTTCACCAGGATTAAGCGGAGCCGAGTTTTCAAGCGTACAAGTATGGTTAATGTGATCACGCACGACCCGAATGGCTGTCGAGTTCCCATAGTCATCAACAAATGTCGGGTGCCTTAACTCTAAAGTGTGCAATAAAATCACATCACTCGGAGCCGAAGCATAGGCTTCCTTTAGTGCTTCTGAAAGCGTGTTATCGGTCATTGTTTCTCCTTTCAATATCCAACTGCTGACCATGAAATAACGCCAGTTCGCCCGCTGGTGTTATCAGAATCGTAATATTTTATTATAAAAGTAGATTTAGTGACACTTACTGCGCAGGCCACATAGTTATTGTCACTCGTCGAATTTGTCGGTACTTCACTCGGGGTTACGATAACACTGATGGCAGTATTTGGAAAAGGCTCAGGGAATGTAACTGTTCCGCTTGTTGCAATCGTAACTTTTCCACCCTGTTTTATTAGGCCTGTCTTAGTATCTTTTTCAACCCATGTCGTAGGAGTTTTTGAGCAAACTATTCTATTCTCAGCTTCTTCGAGTTTTTGTTGCAAAAGAATAACTAAATTTCTAAGTTCTGATGTTTCTTCAACAGTAAGCGTACGCGTAACATCAGCGCACTTGATGTATGTCAGTTCATAATATGCTTTTGGACGTGTTTCATCACCAAAGCGGGCAGTCCCATTTTGTCCTGTCTTAGGATTTAGAATAAATAAGTCAGGTCCGTCTTGCCTCAAGCCTTCATCTGTTCCGTTCGTTGTACCGATAGTAGCACCGTCACCCGATCCCCATACATCTTGTCTAATTTGAGCAATATGGTAGTGACCTTGGAACTGATCTAACTCGACATTTCCTAATTGATTCAGGGTGCCGCCACGTGCAAAGTTTACCAACAATGGCAAAATAAGTGTATTATTATCGACTTTTACATAACTGGCGCACATTCCATATGTTGCTACTTGGCTATCATAGGTTTCCTCATCAACCAAAACTAGGCTATTTGTATCTACCAGTTGAGTAAAAAAGTCCGGGTAACGAGCTCTTGTTATCGTGTTTTTATACCAAACCGGCTCATATCCGTCTGGAACTTTTGAACTTGCTGGGACTGTCAGCTTTGTGCCGAGCGGTGTCGGAGCCGCATTTTGTGCATAGGCTAAAGCTCTTTCTGCTTGGGCTGTGGCAAGTGCAACCTGAACAGCTCCTTCCGACTGAACCTGTGATATTGAGGCGGCCGTTGCACTAGCAATACTGTTGTATGTTGTTTGCGACAGATCCTTAAATGTTTCCGCTTCATCTCTAAGAGTTTTTGTTTGCCCTTTTAAAGTATTGGTTTCATTTTTAATAATTTGTGTTTCGGATTTTATTTGCAATGTGTCAGCCTTTGCCTGGCGACAGTCACCGACATAATCCTCTAGACCGTTTATTATTTCGGCACGCACGTCCTTTAGCTGTTTTGCGACAGACGGCACATTTCCATTTTCGGTCGGTACAGTTGTTGTATCATCCCCATGAACTATTGTGTGCCACTTTGAACTGTCGGTTTCCGATTGAGAAACAACAGCCTGCAATCTTTCTTCTAAATTTGGCATATTATACTCCTTTGCAAGGCATAAAGGTTAATTCTCCGCCTGTTAGTTTTACAACATCGCCCGGACTGACCAGGAATGAAAAACTGTTATATTCTTCCCAGTGTCCGTAGTTTCCGTATTGGTGGAATACTTCATAGCCGTTTATGTAACCCAAAAGTGAACTGTTATAGACAACATTTCGCATAATAACCCACCCATACTTCGTAATAGTCACATCTGTATTAAGAGAAAGGACTTGTCGCCGGGACCAATCCGGGGCAATCCAACCGATAATTCCTGTTTTGGCCGCCGCAGTAGGTGCAATATTTGAAAAATCCAAGTTTGCTTTCGAACTTGTTGCGGCTTCAGCTCGGTTTGCCTGGCTTGTTGCTTCGGCCACTTGTTCTGCAACAGCACTTCTGACATTTGAAACCTGTGTCGTTCCTTAGTTTTGGATCGTCAAAACTGATGAATTTGTAGCGGCGGCGATATTATTAAAAATGGCCTGAGACTGATTTTTAAGGCTTTCAGTTTCGCTTTTAATACTCGCCGTATCATTTTTTATAGTATTCGTTTCGTTTTTAATTGCGATCGTCTCAGTCTTGGTCTGAAGCGTAACATCACGCGCATTTTGGCATTCAGTCAGATAATCAATAACACCGTTAACAACCTCGTCATGAACATCTTTCATTTGCTTTGCCACAGACGGTACATTCCCGTTTTCGGTCGGAACAGTTGTCGTGTCATCGCCATGCACAATTGTATGCCATTTAGAGCCGTCGACTTCCGATTGAGAAACAACAGCCTGAAGTCTTTCTTCCATATTCATTTGAATACCTCCTAAAATCCGCACGCATACCAGGACTTAGCAAGACTTGCACTGCCACCGCGATTATAAATAGTCATTTGTGTGGCTGACGTGCGCTGTATGCATTGCGCGTAAATTTCACCATTTGTTCCAATGCTTGTAGCAACGACCGTATAATTGGTATTTGAAAACGCCTTTGGAAATGTAACCGTAATTTGACCAGAAGCAGAGACTTCGCCGCCTTGTTCAATCCAGCCGTCCGGCCAAACCCTGTACCACGTTTTGCCGCTTACATATTTCGTAAACATCTTAGTAAAAATAGTGTCCTTAGTGATGTTTGATAAATCGGTATTTACCTTTGTAGAAGTAGCTTGTTCGGCCCGATTTGCCTGACTGGTTGCTTCGGCCACTTGTTCTGCCACCGCACTTTGGACATTCGTCACCTGAGTTGCTCCCTCAATTTGAACGGTCTGAACAGCCGAACTTGTCGCTGTTGCGATATTATTAAATACCGTTTGCGACTGATTTTTAAGACTTTCGGTTTCATTTCTAAGCGTAGTGACATCGCCTTTAATTGTGTTAGTTTCGTTTTTAACAGCGATCGTTTCATTTTTTGTTTGAATGGCAACATCACGCGCCGTCTGACACTCAGTCAAATAATCAATAACGCCATTAACAACCTCGTCATGCACATCTTTCATCTGTTTGGCCACAGTTGGAACGTTGCCGTTTTCTGTGGGGACAGTTGTTGTATTATTACCATGAATTATTGTATGCCATTTTGCACCGTCTGTTTCAGCCTGCGAAACAACGGCTTGTAATCTTTCTTCCATATTTGCCATTTTTATAAATCCTCAATATATTGCGGGCATTCCGTATTAACGAAATAGTGCAGATGATTAACCGCACTTGAAAGCCTATCAAAGTCATTTTCTAGTAAAATTGCCAACGCACCGTCCGAAAGTGTCGGTCGGTCACGCACTTCAAGTTCTGATGTGATTTCCCAAAGGTATCCATTCAGGAGTTTTGCTTCGAACTGTTGAGTAAACCTGGCTTCTTGTTTTAATAACCCCAGGCCGCCTAAAAGCGTAACAACGAACCATTCAGCCCCTTCTTTTGCGTAGTATTTGTACCAGGCTTCAAAAAGCGAAAATTGTTCTCGGTTCATCACCCAGCGCACAGAAATTTTAGACGGCGTTTGTTCGTAACGCCGCCTTTGTCTTGCCGGGCCTGCCTCCATATCGGTTCGCACAATTGCTTCACCGGGTTTGATGGCATAACCCTCTGTGGTCGGATAAGGTAGTTTTTCAGGAAAAATTACTGTCATCTATAACTCCCATAGGCGGGGTTCAACGCGTACCTTTGTTCCAGGATTGGCGATAAACCTTCACCTTTACTGATGTTTTTACCAATGGCACCCTCGATTTGTTCGACGATGATGTCCAGATTGACATTGCCGTTCATATCGCGTGTCGGGTTTGCCGTCGTCTTTGTGCCAGAGGCCTTATTAACCACATTCACATTGACGTAAACCGGCGGTTTTGAATTGAGTTCTGCGCCCAGTGCTTTCATCTGTCCCGGCGTGAATACCGTTTCGCCTTTTTTCGCGATAATCGGGATCTCGCCGCCGACCAGGCCCCCGGTATGAAAACGGGGAGCATTTTCAAAAACACTTGGACTAACAGCCTTAGTAGATAAAGTATCCGTACCAATGACACCTCCTGTATGCGCTGTCGGAATGCCAAAATAACCCATGACACCGCCCATGATCGGCTTGATCACAGCGTACTGCATGGCCATTCGGACCATTCCCTCGACAACTGAGTTAACAAAGTCTCCAAAGTTCGCTTTACCGGTCATGACGAAGTTTGTCAGAGTATCTTCCATTGATTTGAAAGAGTTCTTGACCAAGTTTTCCGTCATTGAAGCCATATCCGAGGCATCTTCATAAACGCTTTTCATTCCTCGGGTTACGCCGTCTTTCCAGTCCTTGGAACTTTGAAGAGCGGCTTCACCGGCTTTTTTGACCATATCGTCATAAACGCGGTTCACATCATTTTTGAAATCCTCATAACCGGCCTTGGTTTTATCCAGGTTTTTAAGTGCATCATCACGCCATTTGGCCGCTTTTTGCATGGCCTGATCATATGGATCCTGCAATTCAAAGACCTTTTGTTTGATGTCCTCAATGGTCTTTTCGTAAGCTGATGTGTCAGTTTTTGGCAGAACAGGCGGTTTTGGAACCACCGGTTTTTCTTCTTTCGGCCTTAATTCCGGGTTTTGAATGTACTTCAACTCATCACGAGCCTTTTGTGCATCTATCTCTGCCGCTTTCAAAAGCAGGAACTTTTCCTGAATTGCCTTTGCCTGCGGTTGAAAATCCGGATATTCAGCGGCCAAACGCCATACTTCCTTTTGGTATTCCTCCAGGTTGTATTTTGACTGCGAAAGAATGTCAGCCAAATCGTTTGCGAAAATCTGGTATTCCTTTAGGAACATATTCGGCGCATGACGTTGAAAGAACGACAGGCCGCCGGTATCCTTTAGTTCTTCCTTCAGGTCCTTGATGTTCTTTTC